GATCGAGCAGAACCGATGAGGCTTTGAATCCCGCCATTCCCGGCTGTATTTTCCGCAGACTTCGCAGTTTATTTCGAAATATGGCATGCATCACCCCCGAATGCGCTTATCTTCCAGAGATTCACACTTGATCAGCTTGCCATTGCAAAGCGATATCGATATCAGCCTGCGCTCAAGAATGTCCGGCTCCCCGAACTGCGGGCACCAGTCGCCGCACTCGTTCTGGCCTTCGGTGGGATGATATGGGCAATATTGCCGCTGTAAAATGCCTGCCCGTTCGATTGATAACAATCCATCTACATTGATCGCTGCTTTCATTGTCTGGCCTCCAGTAAATTGTTTGCGGTTATGTTGTTGGAACCATGGGCGTGTAAGTATCCAAACACGTCCGAATCGAAATAAATCAATCGGGATATCCGAGAAAATGTCTGTTCATGCCGCCTCCGCCAGTCGGAAGGCGCCGACAATGACAACCGGCTGGCCGTCACGGTAATCGTTATCGCCCGGTTTTTGCTGAGCAGAGACTGAAGCTCTGCAATAGGTTCCTGAACAGATACGGCCGCCGTCACAGACGTTTTCAGAGCTGGATCATCGGCATCGATGGCATCATGTCTGTCATGATCCGGCTCTGAAAATTCCCGTGATTCGGTTTTGGCGGTGTTGACCGACTGAGATTTTGCCCGTCTGGCCGCCTGTGATAGCGCTGAGCGAAATCCGTATGGCAAACCCGATATTGCCCATGCGTGAAGATCAATTTTTTGCTGGTGCGCCTCTGAGGGGTCTTTTCCGGCAGGTACCGGGTGCCATACGACTCTTGGATAATTTTCTCGCCACCAGGGGAAAGCAGACTGCCCCGCTTCGTCGTTATCGAGCGCTACAATGATGCTGTTTGCCGCCGACAGCACCGCTTGCGCGTGTTTGTCTGGTTTGGCGTGACTGGTTCCGATGGCGATAATGCCCATCACGTTGCCGACAAGCTGATCCATCAGCATGGCATCCAGTTCCGATTCGACGACCAAAGCAAACCGGCCGGGTGTTCCGGTAATCAATTGCCTGGAATCGGGACCGGGTATCCGGTAATATCGGGGCTCTCCGTCTGGCCGCCGAATCCGGATCCGATCGATCGTTTGCCGCCCATCCAAAAGAGGCACCATGTTCGGTATCACCAGCCCGGCAGGAAACCATAACCGTTTCGGCTTTCCGGTCTTCTCGCTCATGACTTCTGGCAGCCCCCAGGACTCCCGCTGCCGATAAATGTCTTCGGATATCCACCCCAGCCGGAATTTTTCGGCCGTATCCGCCCCGATGCCCTTTGACCGAAGCAGTGTTTCCCCATCCGACCCAGGCAGCCGTTTAGCCGCCCAGCCCACCAGCTTCTCGGCATGCTCCGCCCACCGGTCACCATCGACCACTCCCGATGCCTGGGATTTCTCTTTGGGATGATAGACTGGCTTTTCCACAATGGGCTTAATCACCGGAGTCGCCTTATAACCAAACGAAGACGTTTTCCGATCGGCCGGAACGTCGCCGGTAATCCGGCAGGCTTCGGGATACTTCACCCCTTTGGTTTCAATCACGAATTGAATGCGGTCTCCATGCACCCCACACTGTCGGCACCAGTACGACCCGGTGCCAGCGTTCTGTTCTGGCCAAATCCGGAACCGGTCATTTCCGCCGCACATCGGGCAGGCAGAAGCGAACTCCCCGCCCTTCGCAGATGATACGTGTTTCGGCTGGAGCCCGTGATTCATGGCCAGATCAAGCACGTTCATTGCGTTTCCTTTCTTTCTCCGCTTCTTTCCGATCCAGATGTTTGTCGTATTCGGACAGCACCGCCGAAAACGACACAAACACGGCCATCATGCAGGCCAATCCAATACCGATATGCATCCACGTCTTAATAATTGCCAGCACCGTATCGATCATCATTGCCCCTTTCGTTTTAAAATTCATGAACAGCCTGTAAAGATTCCCCGTATCCGGAACACCCGCCGGGGTCACGCGGGATGGAGTTGCCAATGGTAGCAGTTCCTGAGCCCATTACTGAGGCGCCATGGTGCCCTCGGCGCCGATGCCGGGAAAGATGAGGAGACCGGCGGCTATTTCTTGTTTTTTACTGTTTTTTCAATCCAAATAGTAACATATTGATTTTTCTTATTTTTTTATTTTCTTTTTTTTTATTATGGACGATTTTGTTATTATGGACGATTTATATAGGGATTTCCCTCAAACAGTTATTGATTCATACTTTCCACTCTAAAAGCGTGAAAATTCGTCCAGAATGCTAATATCGTCCAGATTTGTTCAACTGTTTTCATTAGAAAGCACCCCAATTCCTGTATAAATTTTGATTCCCTTCTTTATAACCTTGAATCTTTTTCCCATCGTTCGGCCGAACCTGTTAATTGATGGAACACTTTTGCTATGGTTATCCTCATACCATCGGGAAAATACATCATAGATTACTGATGCATTGACTCTATATTCACTACCGACAACACAACACTCATCAATAAAGTCCTGGACAATATCAAATTCCCTTCGCTTGCCCCCCGTAGCTTCCTTGACCAAAGACGGATAGTCCAACCGTCCATCAATCTGCCATTGCAGCGTCCCCCGAACCAGCCATGCCAGTATCCCGGAGGCTTCGCTTTTCAGTTTATCCGCCAAGTCTTTATCGATCTTTCTTTCATCCGGATGTTTCGGGTCGGTAACAAAACTGATGTTGAATGGCACCAGGAAAATGCGCTCCCATAGTGCAAAGTCATCAACTGGCATGGATGGGATGTTGTTGGTGAGCATAAACAGGGTGTGGGTGGTGTTGAATTTCGTCTCGTATTTATCATGGGGATTTCTACCCAAGAGGGTATCCCCGCCGGTAAGTTTTTTAGCATTCGATACAGACAGCTTTGCGCCTTCGTCTGTCTCGCTGGCAAAGGCGATGCGAAGACCTTTCAGAGACATTATTTCTGGTGTCGGGCCGGAAGACGACTTACCGAACCGCTGTTCAAGAAGCAGTTCGGACCGGATTGGGGATGCCATATCTCCCATGACATATCGAATCGTTTCGATGATCAGAGTCTTTCCGTTTCTGCCCTTCCCGTAAAAAATTGGAAGAATGTGTTCTGTCGTAAGACCGGTAATAGCATACCCGAGCAGACACTGGATGAAGTTTACCATTTCATGGTTTTCATCCATGATTTCAAGGATAGATTTCTCCCATATCGGGCAGGGTGTTTCTATACCTGTCCAGTTATGAGGACAGTATTTCATCAAAAGTTGTTGCGGTTCTCCTGGATAAAGCTCTCCGTTTTTTAAATCGACAACTCCATTGATCACGGGGAGCTTCCACGGATCGGCATCAAACAATTCGGTTGTTGTGACCAGCCGGTCGTGACATCTGGTGGTAAACGTCAGGCAATTTGTGGATCCTCGAACTGACCGGAGCCGATCGACTCTGTTATAGATTTTTTTCTGACGGTCTATCAAAGTTTGCTTGGCCTCTTGTGATTCTGCTGCTGCAATCCTATCGACAAGCAATTTTGCCTCATTGAGATACTCGTTGCTGACTTCTGCGACAGAAGATATTGCGTCAAGCGAACATTGATCAATTTCCCAATGATGCCCGGCCCACCTGATCCATTCATTTGATGCCTTGTTGTAGAGCCTTTTCCCGCGATTCAAGGCAATGTAAATCATGGCATCCCCCAGCTCGTTTGCCTGAAGACATTGCGTTATAAACTCGCTGGTTATTTCTCCCGATGGTTCATTCATTTATTTTTTCCATATTCCATTCCAAAAACGTCCATCACCCGGACGAAAAAAAAGGGCCTTGTCTCGCCGTATGATATGAAGGCTTTACAAGGTAGCTTAAATGATTTCAGTCACTTGCGGATCATTTGATATTTGGTTGGTTTTTCTGCGAGGGGGTGCGGGGGTTTTGTTGGTCGATGTTTTCTTTACTTTCTTTTCGAAAGGCTTTCCTGTTTTCGGATCAGTTAATACCAAGGAAACCGGCTTCTTCCTGGAAGGAATAGTTGCGTAAACTTCATGCTCCAACAAAGTCAAATCTTGTTTGAATTTGTGTATGAGCTGCAACAGGTAATGGGCTTGAGATACTTCGAGCATAATAACCCCTTTGGTATAACCAGAAAGTTACGCTTTTTTTATTTCGTTCGATGCCCGAAATGGCAATAATCGAAGCAGGTCAGGGTGGGTTTGAATGATAGGTGCTCCAACCTCAATACACGTCCTGATAAATTCAGACAGTGAACAATCAAGCTCATTGGTAGTGTGGTTGATGATATTCAGAAGACGATCATCAACCTTTATGTTTAGCTGGTTGTTTGTCTTCATTGTTTCTCCAGAATCTGAAAAATAACATTTACTGCAATTCATGCTTCATCCTGTTGTTGTCATGTCTGGTGGTGCTGGGGTGGTGGTTCAACGTTTCTGATGATCTGGCGCAGTATTTCGGTATCACCCTCCATCCATATGTCTGGGGTTGATCCGGTAACACCAGCCAATCTTTTGGCTACATTCCAAGATGGTCGCTTTCTACCTGTCAAAATATTTGACAGGGTTGATTGTGCGATTCCAACCTCTTCACCAATTTTCTTTTGAATGTTTTTTTTCATGATCCTGACATATTCTATTTGGAAAGTTATGTCAAGCAAATATCCCTAAAGGAATGATAAAATGTGGTAATATTATTTCAATTGGAAATATATTATGGAACATCATGAAATGATTGATGATTCAGTTGAAATGAGATTTTGCGAATCTTTAAAAAGCTATATAGATAAAAAATCTATGAGTGAAGAAAAAGGATTCATATCAAGGTTTTCAAAAAAATTGAGAGTTTCTCAAGGATATTTATCAAACGTAATTGCAGGAAGACGCCCAGGAAGTGAAACATGGCGAAGATTTGTAGCAGAAATAATCGGCATCGAATACGACGTAATGATCGGTTTAAAACCTAAATACATCCCAAACAATACACCAGCTAAGGTCTATGCGTTCCCGATTGAATACCGTCCCCCCCCTGTTGACCAACGGTTGGAATCCATGCATGAAAATCTGAATATGATCTACAAACACGGTGACGACGGCCTGAAATCAGCCATCGAAATGAATCTGAAAGCGTTCAGTAAAACTATCGAAATGGAAATAAGAATGAATCAAAAAGACCAAGATATATCGTCATTGAAGGAGGAAATAGAAAACCTGAAAAAAGCAGTGAACAATCCATCCGGGTAAAATACAGACGGTTTATCGGAGGGTTTTGTGGAAGAGCCCCACATATTCAAAAAATGCGCATGTTACATCGGGGTGATTACCAATCCATATTTAACGTTATCATTTTACTATTTCAGGATGACTGGATTGATGCTTGCTGGGATGAATATGCAGATGTTGAAATTAAAATTGGTTTTTGAAGCGATTTCGATTCTATCAATATTTATTGCTTCAACTTCTGTTTTTGCGGATCCGCAATATCAAATAAAAACAAAAAATGGGGAGACATTTACTACCCATCATTACTGGAAAGAAAAATCAAATACCAACTTTTGGATTGATAAACAGGAAAAATCAATACCGACATCAGATATCTCAAAAATTGAAGATATAACTCCAAAAACTGAAAATGCATATCCGATATCACCGAAAACCAACAATCCATCAATCGAAAAAGATGATACCAACAAAGTCATAATCGGATCACCATATCGACACTCCCCGTCGTCCAGATATCGAAGTCACACAAGCTCCAGGCCACCTAAAGTGTTCCACACCCCCAAAATATTCCGAAAACGAAGATAATTATGTCAGTCCATCAACTCAAAGACGGCCGCTGGATCGTCGCCTACCGATCCGGAAAAAAATATCTTCGGGAGTATTTCGGCCGAGGACTCGAAGCTGAGAAAGCAGCCCGAGAACGTAACGAACAGCTCAATCTAAATGAATACCACCGAAACACCGAACCATTAAAACCGTTATCCCCATGTTTCGTAGAACTGGCAGACGCTTATTTTTCTGCCAGATCGATACACATGCAGGAGTCCACAATAAGCGCTCTCAAATATAAACTCGATTCGGTTATTCTTCCAGCAATCGGACAAATAGAAGCCGTCAACCTTACCCATAACAGAATCGATAAATACGTTCAGTCCAGGTTATCGGAAGGGAAAAGCAAAAGCACAATCCACCGTGAATTGTCAGACATCATGGCAATACTCAATTGGTCGGTGAAACGTGGATTCATCTTGAGAAACCCATTGGCCGGATATCAAAAGCCAAAACGAGACGATGAAATAATCATCCCCCCCAGCTCCGAGGAATCAAAAAAAATCATGGCCCATGCCGCTGATCATTTGGTCAGAGCATTGAGCATCTGCTACTATACCGGACTTCGCCCAGGCGCCAGTGAATTGTTTGGAATAAAATGGGCAGACATCGGATGGGATAACCGAACGATATTGATTCGATCGGCAAAAAAAGGTGGGATTCGGTCTCGGGTGGTTCCTCTGCATGAATCGTTTTTGGATCAATTGAGAAAATGGCATGCGCTCGATGGCCACGAAAACGAAATCATCCAGTATCATGGGCAGCCTATAAGCTCGCTGAAGAAGTCTTTCGCGTCGGCCAAACGCAGGGCAGGGATAACACGTCGGCTGCCGCTGTACAGCTTCCGGCACGCTTTCGCATCGATTGTTTTGTCCAGCAATGCCGACCTGAAATCGACATCTGAAATCCTGGGGCATTCCCGGCCAGACACGACATTGCGCATTTACCAGCATACCAACCAAGATATGCACCGAGCAGTTGTTGACCTTTTGCCCGGTCTGGATTATGGTCAATCAGATGATTTAC